CTTGTTAATTTGTCAATGTCTGGTTCTGCTCGTTCAACAGTAACTATAACTAATGAATGGCAAAGATTTGCAATAAGAGCAAAGAGACCTACTTCTGCTGGCAGTTCAGCAGTGGGTGATTATAGATTAAGAATAGGACTAAGAAATCAGGCTGGTTCGAGTGGAGCAAACCAACCAGATAATGATGGTAATTTTTCTAACTTACACGCTGAATTTTATGCTTGGGGTGCACAGTTTGAACATGATGGAACTGCTGGAAATAATTCTGGCAGTGCTGGTTATACAGGATCGATTGGTGAATTAGTTAAAACCACAACTCAAGCATGTGGAGCACCACGTTTTACCCATGACCCAGTAACTAAAGAATCTAAAGGGTTGTTGATTGAACAACAGGCTACGAACTTATTAACTGATAGCGAAGATTTTAGTGGTTACAATAATTACAAATCAACTGTAACTACGGATCAAATTACTGCTCCTGACGGCACACAGACAGCAGATAAAATTCAATGGATTAATGAAGGTGGTAATCCAATAGTCTTCAAAGCTAAACCAGCAGATGGCGTTTATACCATAAGTGCATTTTTTAAAAAAGGTAATAGTGATGGAGCAATTATTTATGCTGATAATTCTGCTTTTAGATGTGCAATCTTTGACCTTGAAAATGGAACTACAGGACCATTCCATTCTACTTTTTCTAAATCAACTATTGAAGATTTTGGAAATGGTTGGTTTAGGTGTTCTGCGACAACTGTTGCTATCAGTGGATCTAATCTTGGATTTGGTGTTTGCGAAAAAGAACAAACAAATACTACAGTTGTTATTCCCTCTACCACTGACTCACATAATTATATTTGGGGTGCTCAGGTAGAAGCTGGTTCCTTACTTACTTCCTACATCCCAACATCGGGCGGTACAGCCACAAGAAGCCCAGACCTAGCATCAATAGAAGGTGATAATTTTGGTACGTATAGAGCAAACATGCTTAATGCGGTATCTTCAAATTTAGTATTAAATAATACTGGTGTAACCACAACAGGTGTCTCTGTTATTGAAAACACCTTAAATATGAACGTAACAGCTTATTCTGCTTTAGCTCCTGATGGTACGTTTAGTGCGGTTAAAATGGAAGATGATGACTTAGGTTCAACTTCTGCTGTACGTCAAATAAGTTATAGAATAGGAGCTGAGATTGCAACTGATAAAGGTAATGGTCCATTACTTGCAAATACAACCTATACAGTAAGTGGTTATTTTAAAGCTGGTACGGCATCTAAAGCAGCTTTTTGGCTTGCTGGAACTGATTGGGCAACCCCACCAACACCACAGCAATGGATTAATTTAAGCGATGGTTCATTATTAGGTTCGACTTCTGTTCAAACAGCTAATAATGCAACTGTAACTGATGCTGGAAATGGATGGTACAGGTTAAGCTTAACATGTACAACTGGTAGCTCTATAAGTAACGATATAAAATTAAGAGTAAACTCTGTAAACCCAACTGGTACATCAACATCATTAAATTTTACTGGAAAAGCTGGAAGTTTTTATATGTGGGGCTTACAAATAGAACAAGGTACTTCTGTAACTCCTTACATTCCTTCCACAGATAAATACACAAACAGGCAATCAAATGCCACGTTTGTAGATGGTAATGGAATTATAAGGACTTCTTTTGCGAATTTAGCTCAGTACAGTGAAGATTTTACAAACAGTGAATGGATAAAAGATAGTACAACCGTTACCGCTAACGCAACAATAGCACCAGACGGAACAAATACAGCTAGTTTATTGACAGCAACAGTTGGTACTACAGGTAATCATCGTTTAAGAGATACTGGTAATAGTTTAGGACCACATCGGTATACCTTTAGTGTATTTGTAAAACCTAATACAACTAGCCATGTAGGTTTTCAAATGTATAAAACAGGAATTGATACTATTCTTTTTAAAAGGTTTAAGTTAGATACTGAAACTATTTTTGGTTCTACAGGGGATGCCAAAATAACAAAATATCCTAATGGTTGGTATCGGATTCAAGGAACAACAGCTCCAGACACTAATACAGCGAATACTTCATTTGTTATAGTTTTATATCGAGATAATAGCAGTGATATTAGCTATACAGGTGCTGGTGAATCCGTATATATTTGGGGAGCACAGGTTATTAAACATACTGACGCTGGCGACTACTATAAAACAACAGGCACAGTTAGTGGTCCTCCCAGATACAGCCATGATCCAGATACATTAACTCCTACTGGTTTATATCTTGAACCGGCAGCTATAAATTATGCTTTACAAAGTGAAAGATTTGACCTTACAGATAGTGCTAACGGCGAACCTTGGTTTAAAGGTGGTTCAAGTTTTACCACTGATAACAGTGTTACAAAACCTGATGGTACAACAGGAGCACTAAAACTTATACCAGACTCAACTAACACTAGAAGTCACATATCATATTTTATTGATGCGACTACTGCATCCAGTGACACCATTACTTTGTCAGTGTTTGTAAAAGCTGCTGGGTATAATCGTGTAGCTCTTATAAGTCAAGTGGGTGAAGATAATTCAAGAGGTGTTTCATTTGATTTAACAACTGGTACTATTCAATCTTCTCATAACGCTACAGGAGAAATACATAAATACCCAAACGGTTGGTTTAGAATAGTGGTTCATCCTACTACATCAGCTAATCCAACTCATTTTGTAATTGAACCTCACAGTTCTAGTTCAGCAAGTGTCGTAGATGGAACACCAGATCCAAGTAACTATTTTAGAGTTACATATTCTGGGGACCCCTCTACTGGCGATGGTATGTATTTGTGGGGTGCTCAGTTAGAAGAAACTGCTAATGTAACATCTTATATACCTACTAAAGATTCACAAGTTGATCGAACAGCCGACATCTTCACCTCAACAGCTACAGAAGTATTAGACAGAGTTAACGGTACAAAACCAGCGTTTTATACAACTGATGGAATAAGTTATTTTGCAGCGTGGCAAAATACACTTAATACTACTGGAGGTATTCTTAGTTTATTTAATAATGAAGGTGGAAGTTTTTTTAGAAACGGTAGTAATTCAATCGGATATTATGCACAATATGATGGGTCAACTCAAAATATTAACTTCTTAACTGCTAACGACCATACTGCTACTGGTAATACTGGAAATAAAGCTACATACCCTTTTTCAACGAGAGACGACCCTCATAAAGGAGCTTTCCGTTTTAAACCTAATGATTTTATTGTATATGCAGATGGAATACCGGGAACTGCAGACCCTACAACTCCAACTATAAAAAAACCAGAAAAAATGTTTATTGGTAATAATACCGCTGGTGATGGTTCATTAAACGGAACATTTAGCCGTATTGCTATATGGAAAACAGGATTAACGAATGACAAACTAGACAGAATTACATCTTAAAACTATGGAAGAAGAATTAGAAATCGTCCCAACGTATGGTCCATATTTTAAATGGAGCAGCGAAAAGACATGGATAACAGCAGCTAAGAAAGCTGGTTTCTACAAGACAGTTACCGCAGAAGATGAAGAAGGTAACATTATTACATCAGAAGTATTAGACGCTTATACTCATGAACATTCAATAGATGTAGTAGGTGTTATTTATAAGGGTGGTAAATGGGAAGAACAGGAAGACGGTACTATTAAAGAAATAGAAGCACCAGTTAAACAGGATGGGTTTCACGTTAACTACTTAGGTCCGCTTCCTACAGACTGGGACAAACAATCAGTAAGTCCTAAAACTCCCGTTAGAGTCTTTGCCTAGTGCTATAGATCTTCCCACTCTAGCTTTACCACCAACTCAGATATACCAAACACCTTCATTAGATCAACCAGTAGCAGACATACCATCCTATACTCCTTTAGTTGTACCTCCTAGTGATCTAGAACCACCTGAAGGAGTTAAGTCTAAAACTGAAGAAAAGACTGAGCAACCACCCACTCCTAAAATTGATATACCTTACTTTAACTTTGAAGTACCGTTACCAACTACTGAAGTGGTTATGGCTGCAACTTATGCAGCAGTGTCAGCAGTAGCTGTGACTACTTTTGCTCAACCTTTTTTTAACACGATTAAGAAAAAACTA